GGCACTTGGTTGTTGTTCGGTCGTGGCCATTGTGTAGAGCCGTCGGTTATCGTCCACACAGATACCGTCACGGAGGTCGTTTACGACACGGCTTATTTCGAGAAGCCCACTCCTGTCGAGAAAGAGGTACGCGATACCCTGTGGCTGGTCAACACCGATACGGTTATTGAGTTCCTGCCTATCTACAGCAGCCACTATACGGAGAGCGGCCTGTGGGACGTGTGGACTACTGGTACGAAATACTGCGTTCTTGATTCCGTCCGCGTCTATCCGAAAACCGTCTATACGACCGTTACAACCGTCGAGGAAAAGACGGTGGAAAAGAAAGAGCCGTTTAGTATGGGCGTAGATGTGGGTTTTTTGGCCGTAGGAGGCGACTTTGTACCTCATGCGGGCATTTATACCACTCTCGACAAAAAGTGGCTTATATCGGCTAATTTTGGGTATAACAACTCCGTCGGTCGAGTTTACATCGTCACCGTCGGACATAAAATATTTTGAAAATATGGTAAGAGAAAAGGAAACCTTGGAAGAGGCGTTGAAATTCTGTCAGTTGACAAAACGCCCGAAAAAACTTGAGGAAGGCGACGACAAGATGCTGTTGAAAGCCCTCGTCCGTTGCGCGAAAGTCGATGGCACGTTTGCCTACGCCGTCGGTGAGTTCGACTACAAAGGCAACTTAACTATCATCAAGACCTTCGGCACGGCTGCGGCTATCATCAAGACCTTGGAGGTGTACCCATACGAGTGGATTAAAAAGATGTTCCAAGCGAAATTCAAGGACACGCCTAACGCTTGGGAAGAGAAGATGGACTACATCAAGCGCATCGGCTGTCCCGAAGGCTATCTGCCGTCGGTGATAAACGAAGCCAACATAGACGAGGTGTTGTGGCTCGTGGCTAAATATCGTCAAGAAAACGACATAAGAGTTTATTAAGTATGGAAAAGGAAGAAAAATTCAACGAACTGCGGGAGCGTATCGCCAACATGAGGCGTATGTACCCCGACAATGAGGACTTGGTGAACGACATCGAGGCTATTGTGGATGAAATGCAGAATTTCGACTACAGGCCGACGCATTTCGCCTTGTACGAGGACGAAATCAAGAGCCGTACCAATGTAGGAGGTAACGAGGTTGTCAGATTCGCCGAAGGCTGCGAGTTCCGCGCCAAAGGTGGCTACCGTGTGTATGCCGACATCCGCGCCTCTCATATCGCATACGGTATCTCTGCATTGGAGGACATTGTGAAACTCCGTGACGACGCACAAGACCCCGACATCAAGAAAAAGTACGACACGATGATTGAGTGTTACAAGTGGGTGCTGAATATCCCCAACCTTGTGTTCGCCGACATCGCATGGCTACCCGAACTGGCCAATTTCGTTGCCGAACACTTTGTCAAGATGGCTCGTGAGCGTTTCGGTGCTGCTGTATTGCCCGAAACAGAGAAAGACCAGTTGTTCGAGCAGGAAATGTCGAAACTGGCCGTTATCGAGGCCATAGCCGCCAACCCCGAAGCCTCGGAGAAGGTAGAGCAGGATGTCATTGAAATGGCAAAGCAGAGCCTCGAAGAGAGTGCTGGCATCCAGCCGCCGACGGAGGGATAATTTCAACTTTCATAGATATGCTTGGGAGCGGTCGCCTTTGGGTGGCCGTTCCTTTTATAAGAGAAAACCGCCACACACGAGGCGTGACGGCTTTCGGGAAACAGGTAGTAATGCGTTACTCTACAGGCAGATAATACTCTTTTTCTGTTCCGTCGTAGTACATTGTCTCGTTTTCGACGAGGTAATCTGCCGCGTAGAGGTAGTTGTAACCGAACTTTCCAGCCATATCCGCTATGCTAATGTAGTAGCACTCTTTCTCCACACCGCCAATTGTGACCGTCTTTGTGGGCTGTGTTTCCATCATCTTCGTAACCTCTGTACCCATGTTCTGAATGACCTTTACGTCGAAGATGATGTGCTTGTCGTCGTCTTTGATGAGTTCCTTGGTGTAGGTCGAGGCGGCGTAGATAATGCCGTTGCGCTCCATTCTCAATACCGCGTACTGGAGGACGGTGTAGAATACCTTGGTAGGCGACGAGGCGTAGGCCGTATGTTCGGCAAACATATTGTAGCCGTCGCCGTCCTTGTAGTCCGCAGTCTCGTTGATAACCAAGTCGTCCAAGTCGGAGTAAAGCAGACCCTTGTCGCCGTAGTCGGATATGAATTTCTGCACCCACTCGCAGAAGGCAGCGGCCATCGTGTACAGACCGTACTCCAAGAAATCGCTGCCGCTCGTGATGTCGTAGGCATCGGTGGAGAACACGACGATTTTTTTGAGGATGTCGTCCATATTCTCGATAGTGGATGGGTCTATGTCACCCCAATCAACACCAGCGGACTTTCCAGCCGTGAGTTTGTACAGGTGCTTGAGGTGGATAACCATCTGATTGGCATCATACGCCTCTTCCTCGTTAAACTCGACAGGCACGCCCACCATGTATTGAGACGTTTCGTAGATTTTGTGAGTGATGGCATAGGTGGCGTCGGTCGTACCCCCAGCGGCATGAACATCGGCTACACGTTGTCCGAACTGCACCTCTGCGATGAAGTTGATGAGTTTGTTGTAGGCACTCTCGACATCCGCACCAGTCAACTCCGTGTTGGCTGCGTTGGCTGCGGTAGTGACTGCCGACGTTTGTGTCATGTAGTCGGACACATTGCCAGCGGCGGTCGTGACGTTGGAATCTTGAGCCAAAAACTCGTTATCCTTGAGTGCATCGGCGAGAGCGGCCACATACTGACGTGTGTGGGCGTTCTCCGTAGCCATAGCGGACGTAAGGTCGGCCAGTTTCTTGTTTACGTTCTCCATAACGATAGCGATACCGCTGTCCTTGTTAAGTATCTGCTCGTTGAGGTTGTTGATGATACGCGAAACATCGTCAACCGTCCTGCGCAAGGTAGTGGTGTCGTCTTTCTCCGTAAAGTTGGCTATAATATCCATCTTTCGGGTGGAGTTGGCAAAGACCGTCTCTGTGACGTATGTACTACCAACCTTCGGGATAAACTCCGTGGTGACGTTGTAAATCTTGTTGTTGCGGAAGAATTTGTCGCCGACGTTGTACTTGGTCGTCCTCTCTGCGTTGTACTCCTGCACACCAAGGGCGCGGAAGATGCAGTTTGAAACGCTGTCGTTTACAGCCTTTGAAATCTCCCATTCTCCTGCGTTTTTCTTTTGCGTAAATCGCATGAGACGACCTTCAAAAACAACCATTTCGTCAGCCTCGTAATTCCTGTTCGGGTCAAAAGGAAGTATTCCGAGGTCTGTGAGGAGGTTTTTGGCCTTACCGCGAACACCGCTATTTTCGTCAACACCCAATGTTGTGTCTATATCTTTCACAGGTATATAAAGTCCATTGTTGCGAATAATGTTCACATTTCCTATGATTTTTGCATTATTCGCTGTTACCATATCACCTTTCAGTATAGACCCACTTCGTGACACGAGGTGTTTTGATAAAGCCGCTATCAAATTCCCACTTACAACACTAAATCCATTCCCATTACTATTACCACCTAACGAGCGTAGTATAGGGTCTATTGTTCGTATTTCTTCAATAGCCTCATCCCATCTTGTTATATCAATCCTATTGGAGTAACGATAGCGAATTACATTTATATTCTCTCGTAGTTCAACGGATATTTCGGGTAGTGGCTCACTACCAACTTTCTTGTATGTGTAAGACTTAACGTAGAACGATTTTTCCGAGTGGTCTGCGTACTGGATATGTAGTTTGACATTCTCATTGAGGTCGTCCGCATAGGTATTCGTGCTTTCGGAGAGGAATATGCGGCTGAATTTTATGGAGTAATGGAATAATTCTGCGTTGTTCTTATCCATATATTCCACAAGAGCCTTCGATAACCGCTCTTCTGCTGCACGGACAAAACGTAATGGCATTTTAATGTGTGTCAATACGAACTTATCAGAATTATCCTCACTATCTGTATCGAAAAACGCTTTTGGCTTCATGTTGTTTGCGACAGAAGGCATAGGGTATGAGAATGTACTTACATCCTTTTCGAGGGCAACCCAAACGTAGTTTGCGGTCGTGTCTTGCTGTGAAGCCTGTACATTGTCGAGTACATACCTCACCGTAACGACATCGCCGTCCATGCGAGGAGAATTTGCGCTATTTGAATCGTCAACAGGGCGTATGCGTTCTTCTGTAGCCTCAACAAACTCTCCATCGACAATTTTATATAACATCCTATCAGAGTATCTTTGCGGAGTGCCAGCGTTGTACCATAATGCCATAACGCCGTTATCGTCCCTTCTGTACACATCTACACCAAATAGACGTATCGGGTTTTTTATACCTTCATTTGTGTCAACTTTCACCTTGAATGAACAGGCCATACAACAGCCACTCTTGAAGTTTACGACCATTTCGTCCTCATCTATCGCCATAGCGAATAGATTGAAGCCGAGAGGCCGCAGTTTGGCAAAGAAGTGTGGGTGTTTGAGCGTCAGATTGCTGTCGTCGCCCTCTCTACGCTCGTATGCAGACCAGTTGTCGTCACTATCCCTTTCGTCGTAGCAGAACTCCTCGAACAGGTCAACGCGCAACTCTTGACCATTTATGGTTACGGTGAGACCTTCAATAGACGGTTTAACGTCACTTATTGTCTCAACGTGCGTGCGCGGATGTCCCTTGTCTATTACATTTTCAAAGCCATAGAACTCGTGCGCTCCAGCCTTATAGTTTATATTTCCAACTTTTCCGTTATCCGTTGCTGGATATTCGGAATCATTTATATAATACTCACCAGATTCCCTATCAAGTACAGCACCTCTTATTCTTGTGTGTGGGTATAAAACAGCATCAAAGAAACGCTTTTGTGCATCAGAATTATAGTATATCGACGGCATCAAGTTTCTTTGCGGCTGCATATACTTTATCTGCTCGAATGTTATCTTGTCACCACGCTTTGCCGTACCACTTACGGTTAATCCAGTGCTGTCTAAAGATATTGGATTTCCATTCAAATACCACCTATCGTAATAATAATAAAGTCTTATTTTCTTTACACCGTTGTATATATTTAATAATTCGCGCACATTTTCGGTTATCGGGTCTGTTATTTCTGTAAATGTGCTGTCACTACTATGGTATTGGTAGGTTTTCCTATTCGTGATGTCATAACAAATATCGTTATTCTGCAAAGTTACGCCTTGGAAATTCTTACCAAAATAATCGGGATATTGGTAAGCCTCCCACCTTCTGTAACTTTCTCCTAATTGTGGGTCGAGATAAGTTCCAGCGTCGCTTTCTGTAATATCGTGACTATTCCCATCCGCTCCTATGTAGCAAAAACAGCGTAAATCCCAATAATTTAACGCAATATTATTGCTATACATAGCCTCATGTTGTAAATCTTCAAATTGTTTTTTTGTGATAAAACAGGCTGGAAAATCTCTATATATATCACTTGACAGGTATCTACTACATACTTTTTTTGTAACCTTATCGTAGTGATAACCAGTAAAGTATCTCCCTGGATTGAATGGTAGTCGTTGGCGTAACGTTATTATTATCTCTCTCTTATTATTAAACGACAACTCCCTGTGACCGAACAATAACTGCTGTATGTCACTATATGACCCAGATTGTGTAGTGTTTGTTCCCGACAAAACGGCTTCAACGTCACCTGTATTATATCCATAGCGCGGAAATTCATCCTCAAGAAACGCATAAACGCCGTTAAATTCGTCTATTTGTATATTAAAACGTATATCAAAGTAATGATTACCACCTATAGTGTACGCTTCACTAACGGTACATTCGGAATATTTTAACTCACCTCGCTTGATTTCATCTGATTTTGATAACTGAACAAATTTGTCATATTCACCATTTACGGAATATAGTGTAGTAGTTCCGTTTATGGTTTTATACATATACAACACATTTTCGCATACATAGCAAGTGTCTGATGATGGTGTTTCTGTGCTACCCCACGAGCCGTTTGTGTATGTGTATATTTTTCGATATACGGTAACACCCTGTGACGTGCGCTTTCCTATATAACACATATCGCCTTCATCTGCGTATGCTGGTAGCGATGTTGATTGTGTTGTGCTTGTGCTTACGAATATGAGTTTTATTGCTGGCATTACATTGTTACCAACTTTCACCCACTCGTAAGGATGTCTTAATGTCGGCACAGAAGGTGATTCCCATGCTCCAGTTGATGTGTTGCATACGTTAAGCGAGCCGTTTGAGGAATTGTAGTAAACTCTTCCTCTTGGTACATTGCAAATAGGAATCCAGTCAGTTCCGTTAAACTTGTATAGTGTACCACCAACGCCATTCGCACCTTTCTTTATGTACAACTCATTTAATGTCGCGCCGCTTGTAGATGGGTCTGATGTCGAGATATTCCGTACAGATTCTCCGAATTTTTCATACTTACCCTGTATAAATCCGCTTTCGTTTGGGTTTGGGTAGTAGTAAGGGATGTTGTCCTCGCTACCGTAGCCAGTAATGCGCGTAACAAGGTCTTTTGTAACATTCTGTCGTGTTATTTGTAATAGGCTATTATCCGCTCCGTATTTTAATACGGGGTGTCCCGTTCCTGTCAAGTCTGCTTGTTTGTCGCCAATGTGTATTTCATATCCGACAACATAGTATGATACATCATAATCTGAATTAAGGTGGTCGAGTGCTTGCAGGATGCTATTATTTTCAATAGATACCGTTGTGGCCGTTGATAATTGTTCCTCCGTAACGTCGTTATCTATCACAACATGGTAGCCCGAATAGATGGTATTGTCGTTGTATGTTGCAGAATAGGTGATACCCTCTTTGATGAGAGAGGCGTTGATGCGGTCTGCGAACTCTGAAAGCGTACCGTAGAATACGAATTTTGAGGAATCTGATACAGGAGCGTCGGGTGTGGTCGTCGTAACTACATCAAACATCTTTGCGTGTTCCAGTTTCTCTCGCTCCGATACGAAATTGATAGTGTGCTTGTACCGAGCGTCGGTGTTCTGCAACTGGCTCTGCGGGGTCAGTTTGAAGTAGTAACGCTCACCACGAAACACGGTGAAGATGTCGCAAAATCTATAAACATACGAATCGCTTTGTTGGTTGTATAAGTCCCAAAGATTGTCATAGCACTCGTTGTCATAGAAGTCGGCTGTCAGCGTCGGGGTTTTACCCATACGCTCGGCGGTGTATGTGAAATCCTTGAGGTATATCTGTTCGCTCGTGTTGTGGAAGTTGAACGGCACGGCTGGCTGGTAGATGTAGTGCATATATGGTACTGCGTCGGAGAATTTGTAGAAGCACATATCCTCCTCGCAATAAACCACTTTGCCCGACAATATGACGCTCGTATATCCAGCGGCGACAGAACTATTCATAGTTCCAAGAGAGTATATTGATGTTACGCGCCCTGCGTGGAATATGAACGTGTCGCCGTTTTGAAGCCCGCGTGCGATAAGACTACTGGCACTCGGTATCGTATCTTTTAGGAATATCTTTGCCGAATAGTCATACGCCGTAGTATCTCCCACTTTTGCATTTCTATAGAGAAGCAAAGTATCGTCCATTATTTCTTATTTTGATTGTTCTTGTTATTGTTGTTTTGCTGGCCTTCTGCGCTGCCTTCACCCTCGCCGCTACCCTCTCCACCGTTATTGTTGGAGGATAGGGAGGCTTTCATTTCGAGCGTGGCCTTGGTCTCGGCCAGTTTCGCGGCTGCGTCCTCGTCTTTCTGTTTCTTGAGACGCTGCATTTCGTCGGGTGCGCTCTCGGTGTTGTTCTCGGTGGCCGTCTGTATCGAGATAATGCCAGCGTTCTTGAGCATAGCAATCATTTCGTTGTACTGGTACTCGTTGACAGGTCGCCACACCTTGAACTCGGCCTTGATGTCGATTTTGGCAAAGTCGGTAATGCCCTTTGCACGTCCAGCCTTGGTCAACTCCTTGGAGAGACCGAACTTGAATAGGCGTACCATCTTATTGAGGGCGTTCTGCCAGTCGATTTTCGCCTGTTCTGCGGCCTCAATATCCATTTCCTGCGTGAGGGCTACGGCTATGCCGCTGATGTCCCCGCTCATGGAAATATCCTTCGGCAGGATGAATGTAGTGGAGGTGGCCTTTTGTATCGTCTCTTCGAGCGTTTCGAGGGTCTTGAGCATACCTTCGGGGGAGGGGGGCGTGAGATATTTCGCTTCGCCGTTTCCTTGGAGCGAATCGTCGTTAAGAATGACGCTACCCGCTATCTTCTGTGCCTTGTCCTTGAATTTGCCCTTGATGTACAGAATACCCCAGCCGTGACGCTTTTGAATTGCGTTGAATACGTTGTAGATAACCTCGTAGCACTCGATAGCCTCCTGTCCGTCACCCCAAGGCACATCGCCTCGCTTGGTGATGAGGGGAATCTCCTTGAAGCCGTGGAGTTGAGGCTGATGCCAACGCCAGCCGCCGATGATAACATCCTGCGGCACGGTCTCGCGGTTGAGTTTGTTGGTGACGATGTTCGTTACAACCTCCATGGGAAGTTCGGGCAACTGGCCGTCCACGATGTCGTTGGTGTAGCGGTACATATACTTGTCGTCGTAGGAATCAATGTACTCCACGCCGTCTTTCTGATAGTACACGGTCTCAAGTATGCGCTCACCGTTGTCGTCGTTGTGGGAGATAATGACATATCCGTCCTCAAACGATAGGGTGCGTGCTTTCACTCGACCGTTCTTGTCGAAGTACATGAGCATACCAGCGTCGCCGCAAGATAACTGAATGTCAATCATCTTGTTCTTTGCGCCCTCCATGTTGCGCTTCTCCCAATACTGCTTGTAGGTGACAAAATCGGCGTTCATCTGCTCCGTCGGCTCACTACCGACAAGCGTAAACTGCGTCTTGTTACCCGTGAGGTGCAGTAGGCGTTTGTTCTTGATGCGCTTTTGGAACGGCACGGCCATCTTCTCCATCTTGACCTCCCTGTAGTCGTTCTTGCGAATCTTGACACAGATTGAGGGGATGTTGTCGTCGAACAGCACGGCATGGCAATGGGGGTCAAGTTCCTCCAAGAATTGCTCCTGCGGCACAACTATTTTAACTATGGAGGGTAGATGAGCGACGAGACGCTGATTGGGCGTGACCGTCATTCCCTCCCAAGCGGGCTGCGTTCTCTCCGAGCCTCGTGTAAAGGGTCGTTTCAGCAGCAGTTTGTCGGGGTTGGCCAATAAGTTGGCAACTTCCATGTCTGAATTGTATTCCATATTGTTAGATAATTATTTTTCAACAAGGTTATATTGCTTCATCAAGTCCTCTTTCGTGGGGATGTAGATTTCGTGATTGCAGTGGCCGCACGTTGCGTTAAACTTCTGATTTACAATAACAACGTGGTCTTTTACGTCCTCTTTGACATCAAAGTGGTTGTTTAGTTTCAGTCGGATGTCGGCCATTATCTTGTAGGCATCCTTCGGCTCAATCATGTGGTCGTCAAGAGCCTCCTGTGTGTCTTTCAGTAGTTGGATGAGGCCGCGCCTGTTCTCCTCGAAGGTTATCTCCTCCTCCTCGCCTCTTATCCTGTCGCCGTCGGAATCAACACGGCCATAAACGATGTCGCTGTTGAGGGTAAAGTAGTTCCGTAGGTATGTGATAGGTGCGCTCTCGTCGTACTCCTTGAAATTCTCGCCGTCGGGGAATATGCACTTGTAGGCCACCTCGTCGTCCGAGAACTGCTTGCACAGGAGGATGTATGCGATGTCGCGGACTTTGACCTCAAAGCCAGCGGAAAGGCAGTCTTTCTGTATTGTCAGTAGTGTCGATGTCTTTATCATGTTACCAGTTTGTTTCGTCCAGTAGATTAAATTCGTTTACCACCTCATCATCGTCGTCGCTCTTGTTGGCCTCTACCGAGGTGCTTACCAACTCCTCGCCGTAGGGGTACTCCAGCACAGGCATCATCCTCATCGCGCAGGGGTCAAGCAAGTCCATCGAGCGGCCTTTTCCGAGGTATAGATTCATTTCCTTTTTCGAGTACAACTGCTTTTTGCCGCTTGGTAGTTCGCGGAAGCGGACAACCGAAGCCTCTTCAAGAAACTCCGCTTGGATGGTGATGTTGCTTTCGAGTTTCTGATGTTTGTACACCCGCGTAGCCACATCCTCCGAACACGACATATTGCCACGGTTAATCGCCTCGATAAGGCGTGCGTAACACTCGCTTTTGAGGTTGGAGTAGCCTCGACCGTACAAGCCCATAGAAGTGCGGTAGGACACGAATTGCTGCGCTTCGGGGATGTAGTCGTTGATGTACGTTCCTCGAATGGCATCGTACACAATATGGCTGTCGGCCACGTCGTGTTCTTTCGCGAATATATGTAGAGCCTCCGCGTTCTGTCGGGGGGTGGTCTTTTCCTTGATGAGAATGTCAACGATATGGAATCCATCCCAGCATATAGCGAGGAAGTTATCTGTTCCTGTGTCCGCAAGGTCGCAAGTAATCCATCGGTCGCCGTTGCGCTGCTCGTCGTTGGTGAACACCGAATTGGCAGACGTTTGGGTTATGGTGGCGTTCTCATCCTCTTCGGGCGACACATTCCAGTTACCCTCAAGTAACTGCTGTGAGTTACGACCGCCCATGACGGCTACCGAGCCTACATAGTCGTCGTTGTTCTGTATCATCGCCTTGTTCTCCGACATACGACCAAGGTAGAACGTGAACGACTTAATCATACTCTCGTATGTGGCCGTTCCTTTCTTACCGTTCACCTTTGCCAGTTTGCGGTCGATGTCGGCCTTGCACTTTTGGTACACCTCTGCCTTGGTGTCACCCCAAACAACGTCGTCCACGGTCTCACCAGCCATGTAGAAGTAGCGTACAACGCCCTCTCTGTCCTCACGGATGAAGCCGTCAACTCCGATGTACCAATCGAGGAATGTCCTCAACCAATGGCGACGGTCGGGGTTGGTGGTCATTCTGACCTTACCAGTCCATGATGCAGTACCACGGTTACGAGTGTAAATTGCTGAAAAACACTCCCATGTGAAGCCAGTTCCCTCATCAAAGTAGATAAAGTCGTACTGACGGCCTTTGAAACGCTGTAGAATTTTTGAGCGGCTTTGGTCGGCGACGTGGGTGACATCTATTTTCGCTCCGCTTGGGAAAGTGACGCGAGGCTCACCGCTCTCGACTATCTCACACCCGCTGCCGTATGCCTCTCTGAATATATCAAGCAGACCACCAGCAGCCTTACTATCGCCGAGGTTGTTACGGAGAAAGAGGCCGCGAAATCTACCATCAAGAGAAGGTTCTGCTACACAAAGTGCTGCGGCAAAGGATTTTCCACCCCCAAGAGAGCCGCCGCCAACTGCGAAATCTACATTCGAGCGGACGAAGGCTTCTTGGAAGCCCTCTTGTGGCTGTATGATGGTACTTTTTGCCATTAGTTTACTACTTGTTTCGGAGTGCAAAAATACTCAAAAACTATTACATAGATAGGTATAAAATGATATAAAGTAATTCACGGTGAACAACTATTTAAGTTAAAGCCTCTGTGTATGTTCGTTTTTTGTAGTATCTTTGCACTCGAAAAATCACTCACTTAAAATTAAAATAAAGTATGAAGTTCACACAGGAAGAGGCTCGTAAAGACCTTACGACCGCGTTCAAAACCAAGTACAAAGACCTTGACTTGGAGAGAACAATCAAAGAGTGCGTAGAAAACGCATTTAAGATGATTGGTGAGGACAACGACACGTTGGAACTCGCTGATTTCGTCAAACTCGTGCAGCCCACCGTTCAGACTGCCATCGGCTTTATGCTCCATGAGACCAAAAAGGTCGCTGACGAGAAAGATGCCGAAATCACCAAACTCAAAGAGGGTAAAGGTGAGGGTAGTGGGGAAGGTAAAGGCGAAGGCAAAGGCAAAGGCGAGGGTGAAGGCAAAGGTGAGGGAGAGGGCAAAACTGACCCCAAGTTACAGGAGGCTCTCGACCGTATCAAGAAACTGGAAGATGAGAAGGCAAAGACAGAGGAATCTGCTCTCATCGCCCAAAAGCGTAAAGACCTTTTCGACAAGATTAAGGCCGACGTTAAGGACGACGACGAGTGGATTAACGACACCCTCGACATCGCTCTCATCACCAAGGACACCGATGTTGATACCGAAGCCGAAAAGTTTGTTACGATGTACAACAAGCACCACAGCGACACCCCGAAGAATGTTACCCCCAAGAGTAGCGGCGACGGCGGTGACGGCGTGAGCGACAAACTGAAAGACGTTCTCGGCGGTGCAAAGGACATCATCAAGCAGAGCCTTTCCTACGGACAGGAAACTCCTGTAGTAGGCGGCGGCGAGGGAAAGTAATTTCCACCGTGAACACAACCAACTAACGTAAAACGTGTAACTTAAAAACAAGTAAACAATGGCAGACATGATTCCTAACAGACACCTCGGCGGCTTTCTTGGCCGTACTCTCGCCCAGCGCAGAGGTCAAGTAGGTGCAAACCGCGACGTGTTCGTCATGCTCAAGGGCATCAAGAACGAACTGGTGTTCCCCACCTTCGGCGGTGAAATCAAAAATCCCTTCAAGGGCATTATGGCCAAATTCTTTGCTGGCGACCTCATGGAGTATCGCACGAATGAGAAGGGTGTGAAACCCTCCATTTATCTGCTGAAAACCTACGAGGTGCTTTCCGCAAGTGGAACTACGGCCTACATCAAGCGCGACGGCTTCCGTCATAAACCGTTTGTCGGCGACGTGCTGATGGTTGCTCCCGACGTAATCGGCGGTACTGGTACTGCTGTGACCGTCTCGGCTGTGACCGAAACCACGCAGACCGTTTCGACTACGACTTACGACGTTTGGCAGTTGACCCTTTCGGCCACCCTCGGCTCTCTCAACAACGGTACTATTTTGGTTGAGGCAGAAGAGGCTGGTAGCGACAAGGCCATGCTTGTGAAGAACATCAACGCAGTAGCCCCCAGCGACGGCGACTTCAACTTCCTGCCGAATACTGGTGACAGCGACGATTACGACGGCGCACGTTATCTCTACACGCCCGCCCTCGGTGGTCTGATGTACACCCATAAGATGTCCCCGATTCCCGCTTGCGTAAAAGCCCTTAACCGCTGCAATGTCAACGGCTGGTTTAAGGTCGATGCGTTCAATATGTTCGCCCTGCCTTCGGGGGATTAATTCACCTAATTATTAACGAATAAAAAAGCGAAAAGATATGGCTCACAAATTTGACCTTTCCCAATACGCAAAGATTTGGGACAGCAAAGAGGGTCGTCTTATCACGAGTACAATTCTGCGCGACCCCGAAATGCTGCGGTCTAACTTCGGCTTTTGGAAGCAGAAATTCCTCGTTGACCCCAACATCACCCCGACCGACCATGAGGGTATCGCCACCTTCCGCTCGACCATGCGCAAGATTGAGACTGGCACTCTCGGCCACCTCCGTGCGCCTATGGGTGACACCATTCTCAAAGAGCGTGGTAACGCCGCCTTCTATACTGGCGTTATCCCCGACTTCACAGGCGACGGCTTCATGGAAACCGCCGAAACCCGCCTCTACAAGGAGAAGATGTACGAATCCTTCGGTAACGACGCTTCTCTCATCGCTGGCTACACGCAGGATGTGTTGCAGCCGATGGTCGATGGCTTCAACATGACGGTCTCTCACATGGCCGCGCAGTTGATGTCAACTGGCAAAATCAACTACCAGCAGGGCGAGGGCGCACAGATGCGTCTGCTCAAGGCCGACATCCCCGCCGAGAACTTCCTCCGTGCTGGTGCAGCCGTTTGGACTGCCGCAGGTTGCCGAATCCTAGACCAGTGGCGCGCCCTTGTTCAGAAGGTGAACGATATGCTCGGTATCGAGGACGGCACTATCCAGTGGCAGTTGGAGATTACCCGCAATATGTGGGTGAACACCGTTCTCAAGAACGCACAGGTTATCGAGTGGGTGCGCTACGCCAACTCCCTCAACAACGTGCTTCTGCCCGCCAACCTCGAAATCACCACCGACATGGCTACCAAGGCTCTCGCTTCCTTCGAGGGTCTGCCCCAGATTGTTCTCATCCAAGAGAAGCAGAAGGATGGTACTAACGGTATCGTCCACGGTTGGGACGACAACACCGCCGTCCTGCGTCCTGTCGGCTACGCTGGCTACATCCGTCACACGGGAATCCTCGATGAGGAGGTGTACAAGCGTTTCGCCAACAACGCCGTCCAGTTCAACTTCTCCAAGACCGAGAGCGGCCTTCTGACCATTATGAACTCCGTCATTCCGAGCGGCAATCTGAAGGAGTGGCACACCCAGCCGATGTACTCCTGCATCCCCTCGCTCGACGAGTTCCTGTATCACTTCATCATCGACACCGCCACCGCTGGCGTGTAAACACTCTGAAAGATGGCCGTATTCAATATCATAGATTATCTCGGCGGTCTTACCTCCTACTTTCTTGATAGGGCGGTGCTTAACAACATCGCCCTTGAGAGAGGGGTATCTGACGTTTCGAGTTTTGAACAACTCACGCAGCAGCAGAAAGACCTGTGCAAGGCTGACATCTACTACAATTTGTGGTTAAGTCCGCACACCTCCGCAAGCGAGGCTCAATCGCACGGCTCGTTCTCTCATTCGTGGGGACATCAAACTCTGACCGAGGAGGACAAAGAGCGATTCTACAACCTGTTTATGGCCATTTACAAGAAGTATAACGACCCGATGTTGGAGCAGATAGAGGCTGGCAGTATGCAATGGCTTCCATCGCTCGACGGAGATTACCAAGAGCAGTAAATAGAAACGACAATGCCGTACTTTGACCGACATAAACTGAACAACGCCCCCTATCCCGCTGTAGTCTATTACATGGGCGAGGACAACACGAAGCCCCTCGATGAACGCGAGGAAAACGTGGAGATTGTCGTCGCCGAGTTTATGTGTGACATACAGCAGAACTCTCACACGATGGAACGGAACAACATCAAGGCTGAATACTCCGTGTATGTGCCTATTGATTCTGCTACCGCCGTCGTCAATGTGAGGCGTGGCCATTTGTTCCGTGCCGAGCAGAACGGCGTTCACATTGTCGGCTCTGTTGCTGGCGTTTTTCCGTCGCAGTTGGACGGTGTAACTATGTATGTCAAAGTCAATTCAGAAGATAAATCATCGGAGGAATAACGTATGAAAAAGTGGCACGGTGGTTTGCAGATAAAGATGTACTTCGGCGACGTTAAGGCATTGCGGGAGAACAGGATGCGAATCGACGCGCTCAACAAAAAGTACGGACTTGACATCATGGGACTGGATGAGGAGGACATCATCGCAAAGGCAGGGGAGTACGAGGGTGATAAACTGAAAAAGGCTATCAACCGCCGTGCTTTCGACCAAAGCCGCAAGCGTTACAAAGACCAAACCTACAACTTGAAAGCGAGTATCGGTTGTGTGGTTTTCTACAAGGACGAGAACGGTACGAGAGTTGTGTACCAATGGAACAGAGGCGAGAATACGCCCCCGATGCAGCCCCGCAGGGACGGCTTGGACGGCAATACCGAGTTTGCACGTTTCGTCACGAAGCGTAAAAATTCGGGTCTCAAGATGGGTTTCACGGCCTATATCGCCGCTACTATGTTCTACTCTCGTGTACTTGAAGATTATGCCCGCAATCGGCCTACAAGTACCAACAGGACTTACAACGTGATACGGATGGTACTACCCGAAGCGAAACGTGTACTACAGGAAGATGCCCTTATGGGTTTCAACAAGAATATTGATATACAATCTTACGCAGCATAACGATGAACGAGACACACAACGAATACAACCTGTCTAAAATCGAGACGTACTTTAACAGCCTTCTCGAAAACAACCTCTCCGACCATGTGTTTGTCGGCGGTCTGCCTAAAACGATGGGCGAGGGGTGGACGGATGCCGTCATGATTGACTGCGATTCCTCTGTGTTCGACCTCGACGCTTACGCAGACGGTATCATCAACATCAACCTGTACGCAAAGCCGAAATCCGATGGCTCGAAGAATGTGGCGACGATGAGCAGACTTGAGAAGAAACTCAACGAAATCATCGACGCTGCATCTTCCGAGACCTACACCATCAGCCGCAACGCAACCTACGGCTCGTATGATACAAATCGTCAATGGCACTTGAACGTGGTGCAGTTGAATTTACGCATCTATCACAAAGAAAATAACAATTAAAATAGAAAGGAAAAACATTATGGCAGTTATCAAACTTGAAAATGGCCTCGTCCTCCAAAAGGCAAGCCACCTGTTTATGACCCTTTACGGTAGCGACGGCTATCTGCCCGCTACTGGCAGTCAGAACACCTACGACATCCGCGCCATCGTCGCCGACACCATCAACTTGGAGCAGGACGACAACGAGGTGAACACCAAGGAGCATGAGTTCTCCAACAGCCCGCTGCTTGAGAACATCAACCTCGGTAAGTTCCAGTTCACCTGTACTTGCATCGACTTCCAAGACGACATCCTCACCGAACTCTTCGGTTGCACGAAGGATTCGAGCGGTGTCGTGATGTTCCCCAGCGAGTACAAGGAGATTTTCGCCTGTGTGCGTATCGCCTTCCACGACGGCACGAAGGATGTTATCATCCCCAAACTGAAACTCAACGCAAAGGCCGT